AAATTGGGTAGGAGGCATTAATAAAGAACGTGCTAAAGAATCTTTAGAAAAAGGAATTGAATATCTTAAATCTAAAAAGATAAAATAATCCTACTATAGTTTTTACATATTTATAAAATATAAATACTAGTCAAATGACAAAAAAAGAGCTTAAAGAAATGATTAAGGCTGCTATTATGGAGGAAACATCAAAACCCCATGGTAATATTGGAGCCCAAACCCCAGAAGGTGAAGTACTTGGATTCTTGGATGAACAAGAAGAAGAGGAAATAGAAATAGAAACTGAGGAAGAAACTGAAAAAATTAAAACTAGAGAACCTAAAAAACTTTCTTCTGAAGAACAAGAAGTTCAAAATAGTTTAGAAAAAGCTCTTGAAGCAGCTAGGAATCTAGGAAATGAAAAGTTAGTCACTCAAATAGGTAATACTATTACTTATTTTACAAGATCTGAAGTAATTAAAGAAAAACAGGATCTTGAAGAAGATATTAGAGCTAGATTTTTAAGAACTTTAAGATTATCCTAAAATGCCTTACAAAAGAGTAGGAAAATGTGTTCATAAGAAATATTCTAATAAGAAAATTTCTAAAAAACCCATTGGATGCTCGGATAGCATTAAAAAAGCAAAAGACTATATTCAAGCACTCTATGCTAGTGAAATGAACGAAGGAAAAAAAATGACACCTAAAGAAATAGCTAAAAGAGAAAGCATTATAAAAGGAATGTTAGATAATAAAAGATCACTAGTAAAAAAATATGGCGCAGATGCTGAAAAAGTAATGTATGGTACTGCAACTTCAAAAGCAAAAAAAATAGCTGAAATGGAATCAAAAGATAAATTAAAAGAAGTAATCAAAAAAGCTCTTTCTAAACCTATGGAAGAAGGAAAAACTGAGAAATATGATGATCATCCTGCTTTAAAAGGTAAACAAAAAGATAGTTTACCTGATGGTCTCCAAAAGGCTATTATTAATAAAAAAGGAGGAAAAGTCGAAGAGGGTGATCTAGATTTAGGTCATCAAGATGATGAACCTGGAATGATAAAATCTAATCTTTATACCTTAGGTAAGGATGTTATAGCATTATACAAAATGGTTTCTGAATTTGATGATATGAAAGGTGAAGTAGACTTCCCTCATTGGTGGCAATCAAAAATAATTAAATCTAAAGACTATATTACTTCAGCTCTTCAATATCTTGAATTTGAGATTAATGAACCTAAAATAGATATGATGGTAGATACTGCATCCGAAGTAGAAGATGGATTAATGGAAACTATTAAAGAATTAAAAAGATCTAACCCTAAAGCTACTGTTGAAGAAATTACTAAACAAATTCAAGAAATTAAAATTTTATCTGAAAAAAAAGATTCTCTTTGTAAACGAGGAAAAGATTATATTAAAGCTCGTAAAGCAGCAGGTGAAAAATCATCAGCATATCTTTCAGGTCGAGCTGTAAAAGTATGCAAGGGTAACATTAAATTTAAAGGTAAAAAAATAAATAGCTACGAATGATTACGGAATCCCGTCTTAGAGAAATAGTTAGAGAATCATTAAGAGATTGGTTCAAAAAAGAAGACTGGGTAAAAATTAATACTGCAGGTACAATTGAAGGTCCTTGTGGTACAATGGATAAAAAAGAACCTACACAAAGATGCTTGCCTCGTAAAAAGGCACAATCTATGACTAAGGCTCAAAGAGCAGCTACAGCTAGAAAAAAAGTTAGGGGTTCAAGAAAAGGTAAACAATTCGTAAAAAATACTCGTAAAGGGAAATTTAAAAAGAAATCATGACAGTTGATCAATTTAAAGAAAAAATAAGAATGATCGTCAAAAGGGTGTATGTTCCTAAAGAAGAAGATGCCCCCGTAATTGATTTTGAGGAATTTAAAACATTTCCCGAACTTAGAGCAATTATTGTAGATTTATTAACTGATAATTATGGTAATTTTATATCTTCAATTGATTATGTTGCCCCTAAACCAACTACCTTTAGAATTAACCTAAAAAATGGTCAATATTTTTATTTAGTTTGGAGTGAAAGAAGTTGGATTGCTCAAGTAGAGGGTAAAAAATATTACCTTTTAAACCTAAATGAAGAAGAACGTTCTATCGAAGCAATAGCTAGAATTTTAAGATATTCTCCTCCCGAAGGAATGGAAGGAGAAGATAATGGTGATGTTGAAGTAGAAACAGAAGAAACCGAAGAAGTAGAAACTGAAGAAACAGAATAATGGATTCTATTACAAAATTTTTAAATAGTATATCATATAAATTCCCTAAGGGATACCCTGATATAAATGATCCTAAAGATAAGGAAATGTTATTTGAGATGACAAATTCTTTATTAGAAGGGGATGCTGAAGAGGCAATTTTTATATTAAAAAAAGAATTAAATCTTACTGATGAAAATTTTTCAAAACTATCCTCAGTTAGATATAAATTATTAGTCCCTAGAGCTGAAAGATATGATTATATTCAAAAAATTGAAAATATAGAAGATTTTGAATATGATCCTAATATAAAAGGTTCTTCCATAGGTGGAGTTACCTATAAGGGTTCTACATTTCTTTTAAAACCCTCGGGAGCACAAGGTAGAGCATCTGCAGGAACCGAAAATGAGGATGTTTTAGAAAATGAAATAAAAAAATATCTTGAAATGGGTGCTACCAATGTTATATTTGATGCCCCTAATAAATCTTTAACTATAAAAAATGTTACAGATATTTCAGGTGTTGGGTATGATGTAGCAGGTGGTAAAAAAGCTGATGTTGTTATAAAAGGAGATAAAACGTACCCTATCTCTATTAAAAAAGATAATGCCGGGTTTTGGGAATCATCTGACAGTAGGTATAAAGATGTAGTAAAAAAACTATCAGAAAAAATTAAAAAAGGAGATTTTGCCCCTGAATTAGTATTTAAACCTTTTGTAGATAAGTTGGGTAGAGAAAAAGAGGGCATTAATTTAATGCATGACGATAGAACTGATACTAAGGTTACCGGTGTTATAGTAACTGATTTACCTAATAAGGATGAAGAATCTATTATATTTGGCTCTGATAATGCCGTAGTAATCTACAGATCATATTCTTCCAAAGATTTTAAGCTAGTGGATAATAGCTTATACATAGAAGTTTCTAAAATTATAGAAGATCTTAGAGATGTAGAAGAGTTTAATTTAGAACCCATTCTTAATATTAGACATGATTCCACCCGAACTGCTACAGGTGGGTTAAGAGCTACTGTCCAACCTGAAAATAAAATCTATAGAGATTCTAAAGTTATAGGAAATAAAGTAGAAATTCCTTACAATAAAATTATGTCGTAATGTGTAATTGTGGATGTAATACATGTGAAACTAAACCTTTCACTCTTAATGAGAATAAAACTTCTAAATCTCTTCTATCTGAAGGGCTTAGATACTGTTTAGAAAAAGAAAAACCATTAACCGAACATGTTTACAGAGCAGGATCTGAAGCATATTTTAATTTATGGGCTGAAGCAAGATCATTGTATTCAAGAAATCTAATTAATGTAACAGGTGCAGATAAAGAAATTTTAATTGAAACTGATTTGGGTCATTTTGGGATATACGAAAATAAAAAAGTGCCTTTAGATTTTATATTTGAAGCTGAATATCAAGGAAGAGAAGTAGAACTAAATAAACCTAAAAGAGGTGGTTCTAAAAAATTCTTTGTCTACGTAAAAGACCCAAAAACTAAAAAAATAAAAAAAGTATCATTTGGTGCTAAAGAAGGAGGTCAAAGATTATCAGTAAAGTTGGATGATCCGGATAAACGCTCAGCATTTTCTAAAAGACATAGATGTCCACAAAAAAATGATAAAACAAAACCTTCATATTGGTCTTGTAGATTGCCTCGTTATTGGAAATCATTAGGTGGAAGTAAAAATTATGGTGGGTTCTGGTAAACCATATTCCGATACTCATATCTCAAAAAATAGTTTTATAAGGATTTTTGGTGATAATATAGATCCTATAGAATTACTCTGGCATCGTGATAAAGAAGATCGTACTGTAGAGGTACTTCATGATACAGATTGGCAATATCAAGAAGATAATAAATTACCTATTAAACTTAAAGAGGGTATTAGTATATTTATACCGAGATACAGTTGGCATAGGCTAATTAAAGGTACAAACGAATTAAAACTTAGAATAGTTGAAAATGGATAAATTTGATTTTAAATCTTACATAACAAATAATCCACTTCTAAGAGAACAGGAAGAATTAGATACTTCAGATATTGGAGATGATCTAGCTAGTGTAGCAGATTCATTAGATGATGCTATAGAAACAGAATTAGAAAAACAAGAAGAAATTAATGAAGCTTTAGACCCAGCCTCACTTTTATCTTATCTTTTAGCATCAAATACTGTAGTTAATATTTTATCTAAACAAGCTATGAAAATAGCTAAAAAATATGAGTGGGGTAAAGGTGAAGAAGCAGCTAGAAATATTTACAAATTTACTCATGAATTAGAAGAAAAATTCAAATCACCTATTAGATTTATTGTTTCCAAGTTTACTAAAGATTCTCAAAAAGTAAAAACTATTACTAATTCCTTATTTGTATTATTTTTAGGTTATTTGGCTTTCCATGCAGGTGGAAGTGCTCTTAAATATTTAAAACAAGCTAAATTATCAGCTGGAGGAATAGCGGGTCTAAAAGCAGCTTTAAAAGGTAAAGATATTGTAGCAACAACTCAAGATATAATTAATGATTTAGCATAGAATAAATTTATAACCTGATTCATAGCCAGGTGCCCTTTGGGGTTAAAGTTATGCAGCTGTGGCGCATCCTCTTTGGATAGCGCCACTTTTTTTCGTATATTTAAACAAAAGAATTAATGGATAAGAAAATAGTAATTGTAGGAGCCGGAGTTGCAGGTGTAAATGCAGCTACAAAATTAGTAGATAATGGTTACCCTGGAAGCAATATTACTATAATTGATATGGGTAAATGTCCTTTCTTTAGAAAACCCGAAGAAGTAATGACAGGGTTTTTAGGAGCAGGTGGTTGGAGC